GTTGTGGTGTATTAACTGCTGCGACTGGTTCTGCTGTTGGAAATTTAACATTAGCTAACGGTTCTATTACGGATTCTAGTGGTGCTATCAGTTTTGGTGATGAGAATTTATCTACTACTGGAACACTTGGTTGTGGTGTATTAACTGCTGCGACTGGTTCTGCTGTTGGAAATTTAACATTAGCTAACGGTTCTATTACGGATTCTAGTGGTGCTATCAGTTTTGGTGATGAGAATTTATCTACTACTGGAACACTCGGATGTGGAGCAATCACAACATCTGGTGCGTTAGCAGTTACAGGTACTATTACTGGTGATACATCTTTAACATTAGATGCAGTAACAATTACAACAGCTGAGATTGGGGTTTTAGATAGTGTAACGGCAGGAACAGCAGCTGCTAGTAAAGCACTTGTTTTAGATGCTAATAAAGATATAGGTACAATTCGTAATTTAACTATAGATGGTACATTTTCAGATGGAAATTATACATTTGATACAAGTGGTAATGTATCAGGACTTGGAACAGTTAGTTGTGGAACATTATCAGCCAATGGTGTTTGCAGAACTAATTTCAAAAGATATGCCGCATTTACTTGTGATTTAAGCACTTTGGATGGAAGTTCAGTAAATTTTGGTGCAGGTGATGTATTATTTAATCTAGGTGCTCTTGATGTGACTAACGCGGATGGTATTACTGGTACTTTAATTATTATTGAAAAAGCAATAATAAATGTAACAACTGCTGCTGGTACTGCTTTAAATACCAGACTGGATTTATCTTCTGATGCTGGTACAGCAGTAAATTCTGGATTGGCTAATAATACAGAAGTTGTTGGAGCTGGTGCTACATATGCTGATGGTGGTTCTACTGTTGCAGATGTTGATCTGAATTCTGCGGCTTGTAGTGTTATAACAGCTAATTCACAATCAGCCATTGCCAAAATACGATTATATTTAGTAACAGAAACTGCCCTTTCTGCTAATGTAACTCAGGGTGCTGTAAATATATCTGTAGAATATTCAGTCATATAAGAAAGTTTATATTTAATAATTTTTAAAACATTTGTAATTGTTTTTGTTTTAAAAATTTTACAAGTTTTCAAAACAATAAAAATATATTAAATAAGAATTTACACCTTATGATTAAAAATAATAAAAATGGTAATATAGTTAAAATTTGTTCCCAATAGATATGACAGATATACAAACACTAGAAAATACTACTAATATAATTGTTCAACAAGAAGACCAAAATAATAGTTCTGATAGTAATAGTGATACTATTAGCAATCGTAGTAATATTGATAATGAAAGTTCTACCACAAGTTCTACCACAAGTTCTACCACAAGTTCTATTACCTGTAGTATTTGTCTAGAAATTATACAACATCAACATCAATCAGAACAAACTGAACAATTAGATTCTGAAATTCTAACAACAGACTGTAATCATACATTTCACAGAGAATGTATTATACAATGTTGTAATGATGGTAGTATGCGTGATAATCCAATATGTCCCAATTGTAGAACAGAATTAGATATTGAAGCTTTAGTTGGTATATCACCTAATAATCAAACAAATAATATTGCTCTTAATAGTTTTCGTAGAAGATGGAAAGAAACACATATTAAATATTTATCAACTAGTGCTATTCTTATCCAAAATACTGCGTATATAATTCCAATAATATGTTGGGAATATTTATTAAATAATGGTTGTAGTAATTATGTTAATTGGTGGTATATGTGGGTTGGTATAGTCAATTTACTTGTCCAGATATATACATACTCATATATGAATCAGATTAGAGGGATTAATGTAGAAGAAATTACAAATTCTGAAATGGCAATATTACAAAAAAAAACAAAAATAGTATTAAATATTGGTGGTGGTAATACAAAAATCCATCTGATATATATGTTTCTTTTATTAGGTATGGTAATATATGACCATAATGATATATGTAAAATTTCAAGTATATATAAATCAGAATACTGGATACTTTTATCTAATCCATTCACACTTTATTATTTAATGCTAACCCTTTATACTAAAGCATTTAGACGTGTTCTAATGAGAAGAGATAATCATTATCTACAAATTATTTGAATTATATATTTTAAATTATTTGAATTATATATTTTTACGTTTTTATAAATAAAATATATTACGCCTTTGGACATTTAAAACGCCGTTTTTTTAAATAGGAAAAATGGATAATTATTATTAATTTTTTCATTATTTTTGTGGTATTTAGTTACAAATCCTGTTTCTTTATGTGATGTCTCAACTTTTTCATATTTTTTATTAAGAAATAAATTAGTTTCACAAAATAAATATTTTGAATTATAAATACAAAGATAACCATCTTTATTTAATAAATTATCTATAATTTCTAGTGTTTTTTCAAATGTTTCAAATGTATATTCTCCCTCACTTTCAGGCCATCTACATAAAACAGAATTAGCGAATATGATATCACTTTTTTCAGTTATATTATCTAATTTTGAATAATATAAAATATTCTTATATTTATTTTTTTCTATATTATTTGTAATTATTATTTCACTAATATCTATTCCAATTATTTTAATGTTGGGAAAATATAATTCCTGTAATGTTTCACATTCTATTCCGGTTGAGCACCCAAATGATAATATTTGACTTGGTGAAGGAATAATTCTTTTTATTTCTTTAAAAATTTCAGGATATCTATTATAAGACGTTGAGTGGGATTTTTGATTTTGTTTCATTTTATATATATATAAATATTATTATTATTATTTTTACATAAATAGTATTTAACTGCTGGTAATTTATAATAATATAATTATAATGTCTATTCATAAAAGCAGTGATTATAAATTACCAGCTATTAAATATTATTTAAATCATTCTAAAAATCAAGTACAAACCTGTAAAATATTCGGTTGTTCTGAAAAGAGTTTAATGAGATGGGTAGATAAATATAAAACTACCAATAAAATTACAAGAAAGAAAAGAGATTATATATCATATAAAATTAGTAATAGTCATATTTCATTTATAAAGCAATAACTCCGACAAAATAAAACTATTACTATGGATGAATTATTAGCCAATTTAAAAACTAAATATCCAGACCTAACACTATCAAGAGATTCATTTAGGTAGAGTTGTAAGGGATATAAATATTACACTAAAACAAACACGATTCCGACATGTTCCAAAAACAATATATAAAAAACCTATTGTAATTAAAAATCAAATCAAAGAGTTTTATAGTAAAGTAAAACAATATAGTTTTGATAATATTATATGTATTGATGAAACATCATTAAACTCATTTATGATTAGAAATAAATGTTATGAAGAAATAGGTAAAAGATGTGTTGTTAAAACTGAAAGTCAGGAAGTATTCAAAAAATACACTTGTATATTTGCTATTTGTTCAAAAGGTGTAATTGGATAGTAATAGAATGGTTAATTTTATTAAGAAGTTTATAAATGGAAAATACAGGGATAAATTAATCATTTTAGATAATGCGAGTAGTCATATAAATCAACTTGTAAAGGATGTAATTAAAAAGAATAATAATTTATTGTATGCTGTTCCATATCAACATTATACAAATGTGTAAGTGAAGCAAAAGAAGGACATTTTAATGTATTGAAATTACGATTACAAAAGAAAAAAGGATTAATATATGATGAATTAGTTAAAAATGTAAAAGATATATTAAATAAAATACCAATACATATTTATAAAAATCTAATAAAATGAGCATATGATAGAAATGAAAAATATGTAAAACGACCATCAACAAGAAAACGAAAACCTAAAAAATATCTGGATTAAGTCGGCGTTTTAAATGTTCAAAGGTGTAAAACAATATTAAAAAAGTAATAAAAATATATTAAAAAAAGTAATAAAAAAAAGTATATTATTAAAATAAGGAGTAAAATAACTAAAACTAAAATTAAAATGACATATCCAAGAATATCTAAATATAAAGACCAAAAAGACAAAGGTGAAAAACTACTAGATTATTTCCAATTATATAATGCCTCAACCACACCAAATAAACCATCATTGAAACCAAAAGTTAAATATAGTCTAAAGAAGAAAGAATCCACAAAACGTAAAACTAAGAAGAAATTAAATATCTAATATACCAGCCACATTTTCAGGCAATGCTTCAATAATTGTATGATAATATCTTTCAATATTTTGCATTTTAGACTTATCCCTCTGCGTCATAAAATTAATCGCAACACCCTTCCTTCCAAACCTACCACATCGACCAATCCTATGTAAATACGATTCTAGCCGATTAGGAACATCATAATTAATTACCACAGAAACCTGTTGGATATCAATACCTCTACTAGTTAAATCTGTTGATACCAATACACGCGTTTCACCCTTCCTGAAATCTAACATTGTTTGCTCTCTTTCTTGCGGTGGCATCCTTCCATGCGTACTACTAACCATAAAATGATTATCTTTTAAATCAGATGTTAACTTATCAACAGAATTCTTATCATTACAATAAATTATAATCTGATTCAGTCTCATAACCTTATAAATATCACACAATGTAATGAATTTATTTGATTGCTCTCCCACATTAATATAATATTGTCTAATACCATCTAACGTTAGCTGCTCCGATTTAACCAATACATTAACTGGGTTTGTCATAAACATATTAGCAACCTCAAAGAATTCAGGGTTCATTGTAGCACTATATAATCCAATCTGAGAATCACTTGGAATTGCTTTTACTACTTTCCTAATTTGCTCTTGAAATTTTCCTGAAAGCATCTCATCAGCCTCATCAATTACTAACATCGTAATATTATCCATTGGTAGAATACGCTTACCAATCATATCCATCACACGACCAGGAGTTCCAACAATAACGTGTGGTTTTCTCTTATTACGTAATTCTTTTATATTATCTTCTACCCTAATTCCACCAATTGATAAATTAAACCTTGTATCCGTATATGAACCCAATTGACGGAATACCATATCAATTTGAGATGCTAATTCACGCGTATGGGCTAACACAATTGCCTGTGTTTTATTAGCAGATGTATCAAGTCTTCCAAGAATTCCAATACAAAATGTTGCAGTCTTACCCATTCCAGACTGTGCTTGTGCTATAATATCACGCCCAGCAACAAATGGTCTGATTGCCTTCTGTTGAATAGGAGATGGTTTGTCAAAACCATACGCAGATACACCCCTTAATATCTTTTCACCTAAATCCATATCTTCGAAACTATCGATTGGTGTTGATAATTCATCACCAGACTCATCATTTTTATACTGGTCTACATTAACTTCAGATTGATTATACGATTGTTGTTCAAAAAATTCCGATTTATCACCACGAGGTTGTCTATGACTAGACCTTTGATATCTATCCGAATTTCCATTTTCATCGGAATTATCTAATCCATAATTATTATCTTCATTGTAAAAATCACCCATATTGACTAGTTTTGTTTAGTAAAGTTTTAAAGTAAGTTTTTTGTTATTGTGGTTTGGTTGTTAAATATTAAATCACTATGATATTTCAAATATTTAATCTTAATATATGTTTATATATGTTCTTAAATTGTTAAAACGAAATTCAATTTTATAAAAAATAATTATTATTATTTAGTAAAGTAAATATTTTTTCTTTTCTTTTTCTTATAAGAATAATATTTTATGCCAAGTTTGTAATATATCATAAGCAGTATCAATTACATCTAGTGATTCCGAATATAATTTATTTTCATATATAGAATCTAATTCGTCATATAATTTATATAAATTTGTGTAAATCAAATTTAAATTTGCTGCGTCATTATCGTGTATTATACTTAAGTTATGTCTTTCAGCATTCAGCATTTCATTCACATTCATAAACTCTTCCATTTTTATATTTTTTGCTAATAATTCTTTGCTGATACTTCTTTGTTGATTACAGTAATATCCAAATTGAATTTAATATTTTAGTTTTTAGTATAAAATTTATCAATTTTGTAATATTTTTTTAGTGATTTTTAAAAACTAATATATAAATTAATATATAATATGATGGAAGCTATTAATAATATTCACGACCTTCAAACTGGAGATATAATCTTATTTTCTAACAAAAAAAGTTGGTTTTCCCGTTTAATAGAATGGAAAACACAAACGAAATGGTCTCATGTCGCTATGGTTCTTAAAGACCCAACTTATATTAACCCATCATTACAAGGTTTATACATATGGGAAAGTGCCGCAGAGAAATTTGGTGATAGTGAAAATAATAAAAAAAAAATTGGAGTTCAAATTACGGATTTATCTAAAATTATTGATTTTAATTTTAATGATAATGATAATGATAATGATAAAAATACTAAGAATAAAAATACTAAGAATACAAAGAAAAAATATGGTTATCGCGGTGAAGTATATTTCCGCCGTTTATATGGAAACACATTAACAGAAGATGAATTACAACGTCGTATTATTGATATTCATAATGTAGTTCATAATAAACCATATGACTTTGAACTACTAGACTTTTTGATAGCAACTAAAGAAAGTAATATTGTTAATAAAAAAAAAAAGTTTATAAATAGTAAGAAAACTACAAAGTTCTTCTGTAGTGCCTTAGTTGGTTATATCTACACACAACTAGGCATAATAAGCAAAGATACAAATTGGACTAGATGCGAACCAGCA